TCGCAGCGGGCGATCACCCACCAATGGACGGGCACAAAGGGGCTATCGACCTCGCGTGAGGTTGAGGGCGCGCTGGATATGACGCGCGCGCCGGTCGCGGTCGTCGAGGACGGCCAGGCCCCGCGCGTGCAGCTGGTGATCCCGGCGGCGCTCGCTCCTGCGGGCACGGCCTGCTACGTCGAGGGCATCGCCGCGACGGGCTTCAAATGGATCCCCCGCGCGGGCGTGTGGACCGGGACGGGCGAGCAGAGGGTGATCGGAGATTCGCTTGCTCCGATCAACACCGAGTTCCGGTACCGTCTGACGACGTCTCGCGGCGTCGAGGTCGAGTCAACGCCGGTCATGCGCCGCTGGCAGGGCCTCTCGCTCATGACGGACACTGCGGGCAAAATGCCCGTGAATCTCCTCTGGCAGGGCACAGACCAGCGCGAGATGAAGATGAGGCTCACCGAGCATGAGGTGCCAGGCCGCAGAACGCCGGTCATGGTGTACGCACCGACGATGGGCGCAGGCACCGTCTCGCTCACCGCTCGCACCAACCTCAAGGACACGCCCGCTCTCAAGCTCCTGCTGGGCACACCGACCCCCGTCGCACTGTTCCACAACCCCGACCACTGCGTGCAGTGCCGGGCGGGCGTCTGTGACGTTGACCTGGTGACGCTCATGTCACCGACGTCGGTCTCGATGGAGCGCGCCGCCCGAATCGACGTCGCAGAGCGTACCTGGACGATCAAGGGCACGATCACGTCCATGCCGCAGGCCTCAACGCTCCTCGCGCTCTCGACGTGGACTGACTTCGACGGTCGCGCCCTCACCTGGCAGGCCATCGACGCACGCCGCCTCACGTGGGAGGCGTTCGACCGCACGATCTGGCAGGAGGACCGATGAACCTGACCGGCCCAGACGCACGCATCCCGGACGATCTACTGTCGTCCGCTTACACGCTGAAGGCGACGGTCGAGTCGTGGCTCGGCGATGAGTACCTCGGAGAGGTGCCCGTCGAGGACGGCTCGGTCGCCTGGGATGCAACGCAGCAGGTGCAGGGCTCACTCTCCCTCACGGTCCCGCGCGTCGGCGCAGCGAACGAGGATGAGGACTGGCGCGACTGGGATCCCACGGACCCAGCGCATCCGCTCGCGACGTTCGGGCAGACACTGCACGTCTCGCTGACGATCGCGTCGGTGATCCCCGGCGGCGGCTGGTGGGACGTGCAGCTGGGCCGCTTCCTCATCACCTCGGTAGATCCCGGACCCTCGACAGTGAGGGTGACAGGCAAATCGCTGATGCACCGCCTCGAAGAGGACCGACTCACGACTCCGCTTTCCCCCATGTGGAACGGGACGCTCGCGAGCGAGATCCGGCGCCTGGTCGGCGGGCACATGGGCGTCGTCATCGACACCGGCCTCGTGGACCGCTGGTGCCCCTCAATGACATGGGGCGAATCGAGAATCGACGCGGTCTACGAGATCGCGAAGGCCTGGCCTGCATCGATCCGCGAGGGCGGCGACGGCATCCTGTACGTGACACCGCCTGTCTCGCCGCCTGTCTCGCCGCCGAAGCTGCGGCTCACGGACGACATGGACGGCACCGTCGTCGGTGTCTCCTCTCAGGTGTCCCGTGACAAGGTCTATAACCGGGTGGTCGCGCGCGGCCAGGACGGGCACGACGAGGGTGCGCCAGCGTTCCAGGCGGTCGCGGATCAGACGACCGGCCCGATGCGGACAGACGGCCCCTACGGCGTCGTCCCGCGATTCTTCTCCTCGCCTCTCATCACGTCGCAGGAGCAGGCCCGCAAAACGGCTGAGGCGATGCTCGCTGAGTCGATCCGCCGAAAAGTGAAAGTCCCTGTGGAGCATGCGCCGGATCCGCGCGTCGCGCTCGATCAGCCGATCGAGATCGTCACGCAGCCGGTCCTAGCGGCTGAGCCGAAAACCCTCTGGGGCCTCGTCACCGCATACGAAGTTCCTCTCACGTACAAGGGCACGCAGAAAACAGACGTGGAGGTGACCCTATGACCGTCCGAGTCATGGACCTAATCTCCTCCACGCCCGATGATCTGCCGCCCCGGTACGGGTCGGACAGGTCGACGACGGCGATCGCGCGAATCATCGACCTTGTCGAAGGCGGTCGACAGCTCATCGTCTCGCTGTACGGCGGTACCGGGGTGCAGATCCCCGCGACCGCCGTCAACTGGGCAGGCGTGAAAACCGCGCACGTGCTCCTCGACCCGGACACAGGGCGCCCGGTTCACGCGCTGGGGCCTGCCCCGTTCCCCGAGGGGCCGCTCCCGGCGGTCCCGAAAACCCCAGAGCCTAAGCCTGTGGCCCGGCACGCGGTGCTCACGCCGCAGTGGATGGGCACCTGGACGACCGGCGGCTGGTCGAGGTACGGCGACGGCGGCGCATGGCAGGGCACCAACCCCGCAGGCCAGAGACTCCGAGGCCTTATCACCTACGGTCGACAGCTTGAAGCCCTCGGCACCATCACGATCACCCGGGCACTGCTCACCATCCGGCCCGCAACGCACGTCCCGCCGTGGTCGCTCGTGATCCAGCCTGCCGCCTACGCGGAGTCCGGGCCGCAGCCGACCGGCACAACGCAGACAATCACCGTCAACGCGCAGCAATCCCAGGTCGACATTACGGCCCTGGCAAAGACCCTCACGGCGGGGGCCGGGCTCGCGCTCGTCGGCACGGCCTACGGCGGCATCACCAAGGGCGGCGCGAGCGCAGCCCTCACCATCGACTACACCGAGACACTCCCAGTCAAACCCACAGGAAGGCGCGCACAGTGAGCTACCAGGACCAGCGCGGACACAAGGTTCCATCCCCCACCGACCCGGCCCGCCGACAGGATCTCCTCGATCTCTCCCTCTCGATCCCCTCCTACAAGGCGTGCGCGTCCGAGACCGCCGCCTCCCAGTACGTCGCAGCGCTCGCGGGCGTGGGCCTCACGGCTTCTCCGGCGCAGCCTGTGTACGTGTGGCGTACCGATCTGAACGCGGTGCGTGTGTGGGATGGGCGTCGCTGGGCTGGCGAGTCGAACGTCCAGATGGAGCTGGGGGCGGTCGGCGATATGCCGGTCGGCTCGGGCCTGGGGACGGGAGTCCGGAACGGCATCATCAAGGCTGGCCGCGTCGCGATATCCAGCGCGGAGGTCGCCTTCGGCAACCTGTACATGCCGCGTGTGACGTTCCAGACGCCCTTCCCGAACGACTGCGTCTCGGTCGTCATCACGCCGCTGTACGGCTCCGGCCCGGCGGGCTGGAACTTCAAGAATGGGCGCCAGTTCTGCATCGACGTGCTCGACAAGTCCGGCTTCCGGCCCATGCTTCCGGGCGTGACCTCTGAGGAGCGTCACTCCTACTCGTGGGTAGCTTTCGGCTACTGACATCACCAATTCTTTCATGCCCTCGAACAAGCCCGTCCGGGGGCTTTCCCATACCTGAAGAGGAGAAACCAATGGAACCGAACATCGAGGAGCTCATGGCATCGATGACGCCCGCGACGGACACGCCGCCCGACATCGTTGCCCCGATCTTCATCCCCTACGAGCAGACGGAGTCCGCGCGATGAGCATGACCGCACAGAATGTCCTCGCCTGGGCAGCAGGCGAAATCGGGTACACGCGGTGGGACGATCCCGAGGAGGGATCGAAGTATGGCCGCTGGTACGCGCAGAAGCACGGCGCATACTACGGCACGTCCGGCGTACCCTTCTGCGCGATGGGCGCCTCATGGTGCGCGACCGACGAGGACAAACAGTCCGTCCTGCCCGGCGGCGACTTCGCCTACGTCCCCTACGGCATCAACGCCGCCGCCCGCGAAGGCCGGCTCGTTTCCCCGATGACACAGGCCGCGCCCGGCGACCTGGTCTGCTTCGACTGGGACGACGACGGCATCGCCGACCACGTCGGAATTGTTGAAGCCAATTACGGTGGATGGCTCCAGACCATTGAATTCAACACCTCGTCCGGCGCTGCGGGGTCGCAGAGCAACGGCGGTGGCGTGTGGCGTAGGACCAGAGACTGGTCCTCGGTGTGCGCGGTCATCCGCCCGCACTACGGCGACGTGACCACCTCCTCGGGCTACACCGACGTTACGGCGCTCCAGGCGGCAGTCGGCGCGACCGCTGACAATGTGGTCGGCCCCGACACGACGAAGCGCATTTACGCCGTCGTCGCCGCCTCCAGCTGGGGAGGCCGGCAGTTCCCGTTCGGAGTCGAGTACGTCCAGTCCGTGATCGGTACCGAGGCTGACGGTGTCTGGGGCGATGCCTCGGACGAGGCACACGACCGAGTCGTCGGCAACCTGCAGCGCGCCGTCGGCGTGGCCGACGACGAAATCTACGGACCCGCCACCAACCAGGCAATTAACGCCGCGCTCGCGGGCGCGGAGAAGGGGG